ACCGTAGTACCGAAAGTCGAAAGGGATGCACCTAAAATACTTATGCAGAAAATGGAGGAAGTATTGAAATGACATCAAAAATAAAAAATGCAGTGACGAAAGCTATTCATAACCTGTTTGGCGATGATTATGCGGTATATACGGCATACACAGAACAAGGATTTTCAGAGCCTTGCTTTATCGTTGAAATGTTTCCGCTTAACGTACAGTCGACAAATTCATTTTTGGACGATGAAACGCAGACGGTAAAAATACGATATGTTCCGAAAGAGATAAGTCAAGACGAATTTATCGAAGTGGCTGAAAAATTAAGAGGTTTGTTTTTATACAATCCGCTTGTATTGTCCGACGGTATGCGTATACGAAGTTTTAGTATAGATTTTTCTTTGGAGAACTACACACTTGTGACGGAGCTTGTATACAATTACACCGTTAAGGTGAGAAACGACAGTACATACGATAATGCAGAAGATTTGATATTAGGAGGAGATTTATAATGGGTTTACCTGAAATAAATATAGCGTTTCAGTCTAAAGCTGAAACGGCGATTAAACGAAGTGCAAACGGCATTGTTGCACTGATTTTGCGTGACGCAACCAAAGGTGATATTACATCATATTCGTATACAAATGAGAGTGAAGTTGTAAAATCTCATTGGACAACCGCAAATTATGATTACATAAGCAAGACGTTCCTCGGCGGACCGCAAAGGGTTATTGTTGAGAGAATAGGTGCGGAAGATACCTATGACGACGCGCTTGCACGATTAAAAAATAAAAAGTGGAATTACCTTGCAATACCGTCGCTTGCCGATAACGAAAAAGATATTGCGGATTGGATTATCGCGCAGAGAAGTGCGAAAAAGACATTTAAAGCCGTACTTCCGTATGCGGCGAATAATGAGGGTATTATAAACTTCGCAACCAATGATATAAAAGTCGGTACAAAGGTTTATACCACTGCCGAATACTGTTGCCGTATTGCAGGACTTTTGGCAGGATTGCCTATGACAGAGGGCGCAACGTATCAAACTCTTGCGGAGGTTGAAAGCATAACGGAAAGTACAACTCCGGATGATGATATAGACGGCGGTAAGTTTATACTTATTAATGACGGCGAAAAGGTTAAAGTCGGCAGAGGTGTCAATTCGCTTGTAACATTGTCGGGTGATAAGACGGAGGATATGAAAAAAATCAAGATTATAGACAGTCTTGACCTCATAAGAGATGATATAAAAGCATCGTTTGAGGAAAATTATATTAACGTTGTAAACAGTCACGAAAATAAAATGCTTTTCATCGGTGCGATTAATCAGTATTTTAAGTCGTTGCAATCACAGGGCGTATTATACGACGGTGCAGATTGCAAAGCATATATTGACGTTGAGTCGCAACGTGAATGGCTTGCACAGAAATATGATGTGTCGGGTATGACAGACAGTGAGATTGAAGTCGCAAATACGGGAAGTATCATATTTGCGGGTGCGGATATTACAATACAGGATTGTATTGAGGACTTGAGTTTTAAAATAGGATTGGAGTGATAAATAATGGCTGAAAGTATTAAACCGAGAGGAAATCAACTTTGTTCCGGTACATTCGGTAAACTTTGGATTGACGGAATGCTTGCCTATGAAGTGTATAAGTTCGAGGCAAAGGAAAAGACAAACCGTGAAAGCGTAAGCTTTGCCGGAGATACAACCAATGATTCAAAATTAATGGGCGTTGATTATGAATTTTCATATACGGTGCGAAAAGTATATTCAAGAGGTAAGGCAATAGCCGACGGTCATAAAAAGGGACAGGACACAAGACATACTTTGGTGGCAAGACTTGAAGACCCCGATAATGGCGGCTATGAAACAATTCAGCTTGATAACTGTTGGTATAATGATGTGTCACTTATGAATTTTGAAAACGGTAAGATAGTTGAGGAAGAATTTAGCGGTGGTTTTACCGACCATGACCTTACAACTACAATGAATGCGTAATATAATAACGGAGGTAAATAACTATGGATAAGAATACAAAGATTACTCTTGCAGAGCTTATTAAACGTAAAGAACAAGTGCTTGAGGCAAAGAAAAGTCCGAAGAAAGCGAGAATATATGTGAAAAGCCTTGACGGCGAGATTATTATAAAAGCACCGACCAAATCACTTGCGACAGAGGCGGCAGAAATGGAGAACGACGGTGACGCTCACCTTGTGTATGAATGTGTTGCCGAGCCGGATTTACATTCAAAGGAACTTCAAGACGCATACGGTTGTACATATCCCGAAGAAATTGTTGAAAAACTCTTCGATGCGGGCGAAATCACACCTATCGCGATGGAGTGTATGAAACTTGCGGGATATGTCAATAGTGTAAAACTTGTTGAAGAAGTAAAAAACTGATAGAGGCAGATGATGAACTCTATATGATACATCATTATCTGCAAAGAGGAATATTGCCCGAAAAGGTGCTTGCAAGACCCGAAATTGAAAAAGTATTTTTTCTTGCAAGTGCCAAAAAGGCAAATGATGATGAATACGCAAAGTGGAAAGCATTGGGAGGTGAATAGTTTTGGATAAGTCGATAGCCATAAATATGAATCTTAATGCAAGTAGTTTTGCAAAAGGTATCAAGACCGCAACAAGCAGTGTTGAAAATATGACCGAATCTATGAAAGACGCAACAAGCAGTGCCTCCAAAATGACTTCCGTAATGCAAGGGATAGGCAGTGGCGTCGCAAAAGTCGGAAAGGGTTTGGCTATTGCTGGTACAGCCGCCGCAACTGCCGTTACTGCATTGGTTTCAAAGTCTGTCGGTGCATTTGCTGATTATGAACAACTTACGGGCGGTGTAGAAACGTTGTTCGGAGCAGGCGGAAGAAGTGTTGAGGAATATGCACAGAGTGTCGGTAAAAGTGTTTCTGATATTCAAGGAAAATATGACAGTTTGATGAGTGCGCAAAATGCTGTATTAGAAAATGCAAATAAGGCATATATGACCGCCGGAATGTCGGCGAATGAATATATGGATACCGTTACGGGATTTTCAGCGTCATTAATATCAAGCTTAGGCGGAGATACAAACAAGGCGGCGGATTACGCAAATTCGGCATTGGTTGATATGTCCGATAATGCAAATAAAATGGGTACGGATATGGAGTCCATAAAAAATGCGTATCAGGGATTTGCAAAACAGAATTATACTATGCTTGACAACTTGAAGTTGGGTTACGGCGGTACACAAGAGGAAATGAAACGACTTCTCAGTGACGCAGAAAAGCTTACGGGACAGAGGTACGACATTTCATCATTTGCCGATATTACACAGGCTATTCACGC